TCTTTGAAATTATTGTTAACCTACAATTTATTAAATTCCTCTTTAAATTTTACAGCCCACCCATCAATAAATTCTTCAAGAGAATCTGCAAAATCATTTTCATAAAACATAGCGTTTGCAAAAGAATCTCCAATTTCTTTTATTGCTTTCTTGTCAAGCGTGCCAACAGAAACAGCTTCTTTTAATCTTTCAAAAGCTGGTAGTGTTTCTTCTTGTAACTGTTTTGCTCTTTTATAATCTTCATATTCCATACGCTTTACTTTTTATAGTTGCTATTCTTTTTATATCCACCACTTGCAAGCCATTGACCAAATTGTTCAAGGCTTTCAATATTATTTATAAGACTCCATTTGTCACCTATATCATCAGTAGTGTAGGCTATAAAAGTCTTATGTGTGAGTACATTCCAACAGATTTCCAATCTGTGTAAAATGGTTTTTCTAAAATTATATTTTGCTGTCATACACTTTACTCCTTTACTTCTTTAAATATTACATTTTTACAATCAGAACGTTCTTTTGGTTCACACTGGAATCCATCACACCAACCATTATAGGTCGGGTTATAGCATATATCATAATAGCCAAAGAATCAATCGTCGCAGCCATTACAAACATTCTGCTCAATAACTTCAAGTGTTACTCTTTCTCCAACTTTAAGTTCTGCCATAATCAAAACGCAATTCTATAGTCCTTTCCTTTAAGATAAGGTTTCTTACTGAGAATGAACTTCTCTAAATCTTCAAAATCTATCGGGAAGAGCGCACAATATTTATATTTTAACGTGCAGACAAATCTTCCGTCGATCATAACATCAAAGATAAATGTTTTCATTACTCATCTCCTTTCTTTGACAGTAAATCATCAATATAAAGCCAACGAGAAACCCTACTACAAATAATTGCGTCATTCCATGATGGATAAAAGTTATCTTGCCATCTGTTCCAAGCATAGTAAAACATATTCTTGTCATTATGTGTTTCTACTATAATGGAAACATCTTTTCTCGGCTCTTCGCTAACAGGATGCCACAAGTCATTCAATAGCTCATTGATAGCCCAATTTGCACCTTCTTTAAAGCCTTCTTCAATTAATAAGGCTTCTTGCTTATCACAATCCGTTACTTCGCTGTATCTTCTTGCAGCATCTTCTATTTTCTTGTCATCTATCATATCACTTTATTCTTTTGAATTGAACATTCTTTCCGTCTTTTCTGTCGATTGCAGCACAACAAATATCTTTGCAGATATTTTCATAAATATTGCTGCTTATCTCGTCAAAAAAGCAACCATTACATTCTTCTGTCTCGCTTTCAACCACCTTCAAGACGATTTCTGATCAAATAGGTAAATCTTCCATAATCTATTGTTTTTTACGTTTTAATTCTTCCAAGTCGTGTTTCAAACGCTTATGAAAGTTATCTTCGCCATCATCGCCACTAAGTAACCAGTCAATTCGCTGTGCGTAAACCTCGGATTTCTTTAGTAGAGCTATACCTTTCTTGAACTCCTTGATGGTTTCCTTAGAATACTCGCTACGGTTAGGTATTGTATGATGATGCCTACGAACGTATTCTTTTTCGGAATCATCTAACCAATGATCTTCAATATACCGATTTACGTCAAATTCATCATCAAGAGGATGTCCGTAGATTTCATCCTCTATTTCCGTGTATATGTCAGCTATTCTGTACTGAGCATAATCAAATGCGCCTCCACTCATACTATTCCGTTCTTTTTAGTTTAAGTTGTCTCATTTTTGCCTTTACTGCGCCAACAGATCGTCCTAGAGCCTTTGCTAGTTCCTCATCAGACATTTTATCAAAGTTTCGTGACAGGAAGTTAACCTGGATGCCATTCCAAGGTAGGAATGCGTTATTCTGGTGTCCTTCACCATGATAGTCAACGCCATTAAGCTTCAGTCCTTCGTCGGCAGCTTTGTCTATTCTTTCCGGATTGCATACCTTCATTGCAACCACCTGCAAAGCCCTGTAAATCTGACCTCCTTCCTTGAAGTATTCAGCATCCTTGTCCGGTATGAGAATCCTGGCAACCTCTCTCATCGATGCATACATACCATACATAGACTGTATGAATTCTCCGCAAGGTCTTATGCTGCCGGAACTGATTCCACGTTCACTCATAACGTCATCAAACTTTGTACACATATCGTGCAGCATGATTGACAGGTTGTATGCTACGCATGCATACGCCTGAAGCTTGTGTTCCTTGATGTTGTTCTTCAGAAGGATGTTGTCGGTCGTATAGAATAGTCTCTGTATGTCAATCTTCAGGTCTTCCTCCATGCTGTCCGTAATATCAAGCCAGAGCTCGTACTGAGAAATCTCAGTGGTATACTTCTTAAATATACCGATAAGAGTCTCAGAACGGGAGAATGCCTCCTTTATTCGATACTTAAGCTCATGCTTAAACAGGTCCTTCCTCTCACTGAGATTGTCGTGCAAGTCTTTGATAGCTGTCTGCGTAATTGTCGCGAGAGAACCTATAATTAGGTAATAGAGCGAAGTGATATGGTCTACGGTTTCCCTGTCAGGCTCCTTGTAGTTGATGAAGAATGCTCCTTTTGGTGTGAAATTATATGCAGCCATACCTACACCTCCTTCTCTACTACAAATGCGCAGCTGATACAGAACAGCATCAGGAGCGAAAGGAAAATGTGTTCAACCATGAAACAGATAAATCCGTAGCCTGCGATAATTGCTGCGATGAAAAGAAGTATCATCACTATTGTATGTTTGTATCTCTTCATATTTACTTTGATTTAATGTTTCCGTATGCAGCATAGAAGCTATCAAGCTGCTGTGTTGCGTGTACTAGCTTCTGATTGTAACTATCTCGCTCTGCTCTAGCCTTAGAGATAAAGATGAAGCTAACGATTAATGATATTACTACCGTTATCACGATGAACAACCATGGTAGTTTGTGTACTGCCTTATTGATTGCTCTTCCCAGATTTCTCACAATAACCCATGAGTAAACTCCTATGAACACAATCGCTTGCTTTGTGGTAGCGTTCTCGATACGTTCTTTCTGTGTCATAATTCTAAAATTTTATTTGGTCCGGTTGCACCAGTTATCGGTAGATTTCCAATAACCAGCTAACCATATTTCTTTTGGTGTCGCGTCAGGATGCTCGCTGAGCCATTCATCTGCCTGTTTACTTACGTCTGCCATAATTACTTTCTCAAAGAATCACCTGTAAAAGGAACTGCTTTTGTTGTTGCTATCAGTCTATCCACAACTCTATCTCCATATCTCTGAGTAAGCTCGTCAATACTGAGGTTTGTGGTAAGGATAAGCAATTTCCCTTTCTTTTCAGCGGAATCACAAAGCTCAGCGAATGGCACACGCTTGTTGCCGTAAGAGTTAAGATTATCCTCAGTACCGATATCATCTACATAAACAATGTGGAGTTTGAGGATCTCATCAATTTTTTGGTTCAGCTCTTGTGCGCTAAAGATGTTTACCACCTTTTTATGTACATCTTTAATAAGAAGAGGAAGGATATACATTCCGATTACCGACTTACCTAATCCGCAACCGCCGAACATCAATAAACCTTTTCCTTTGTTGTCTGTCATCCAATCAACAATAGGGCGGTAATTGTGTTCGTTCCATTCTGCATTGCATCCAGACTTCATATTGACTACATATTGCAATCCTCCACGTAAACGTTTCTCTGCGTTTGGAATATTTATCTGCACTCTGTCAATTTCTTGCGGGTAACCGGTATCTCGCATTTGAGATACAAGTTTCTTGAAGTATTCACTATCTATTTGTTCCATCTTGGATCTAATTTATATCTTTCGTCGTTATTGCTGTTCTGTAAATTCATTCCAACAGGAAGATTTGATATTGAAGACTTACTGTTGCTGCTATTATTCTTGCTCCACCTAGCAAGTCTTCGTGAAATCTCGAAAGTTTTTTCTTTCTCAAATCTCATCTTCTTGCCATTCTCGTTATGCTCAGTCCAGTAATCAAAGAACTCACGGATAAGCGCTTTCCCATATTGTTTAATGTATGGAATAAGCTTTTCTCCAAATGCATGTTTTCGTACTTCTAGTGTGTCACTTGGTGTGTCACATGTTGGATTTGGAATTTTATAACAATCTATATTGCTGATAGTTACACTACTACCCTTGTGTGTCACTTGGTGTGTCACTATATTCGTAGCATACAACTTTTTAAGTATGGTTCTCACAGTCCGCAAACCTATATCAAGTTCACTCGAAATCTTGCGGATGCTAACAATCAATGTTCCGTTATCATCTGCGTTTGCAAGGAGATAAAGAAACAAGTTTACGGCATTTACCCTGTCAAGTTTCATCAAATCGAAATATCGTTCTTTGCTAATCTTAAAAGAATCCATTGTTTAAAAAATGAATGTTATTCAACGAACACTACAGGTAGCGTCTGTTTAGTTCGATATCATGCTGGATATGGAGCAACGCTATATACTCTTCAGAAGATGGAATATAAATACCGGCTATGTTACTAGACCAGTTTCTGAAACGTTCGATAGCATCAGATAACTCCTCTTTCGTAAGCTTTGCGGTCGATATTACGTATTCCCTTTCTGTTCCGAGCAGATCATCGTGCTTTTGTCGCACAAACAAGTCTCTATTGACAATCCTCTTGAAATAACAGGTCTTGACTTCATCTAGAGTGTTGCCAGTCTGTAATCCGAAGTAAGCGAGGATTGTGTGAAGGTACTTCAACTGCTGAAGTGTCTTTGCCTTCTTTTCCACGACCTCTACCATACTCTGCTTTTCAATCAGCTTCTCTATCTTTAGTCTGAGATTCTGTACTTCAAGAGGATTCTTGGTATTATACATCATACACTATTTCTGCGTTGAATGTATCTTTAATCAGTTTCAGCTTGTCTTGCAGGCTAAAAGGGGAGATCACTAGAATCTCCTTGTGGCTGTGCTTGCTGCTTTGGTGGAAGCGGATTGCTCGAATTCGTTTGACCGTAAGCTCCGGCCATAGCTGCCTGCTGAGCTGCTTGTGCTGCATGGACGCCTGCCTGAGGATTTCCAACGTTATAGACACCTTGAACAGGAGCCTGCTGACCGCCCTGGCGAACGACCTGCCAAGCATTTACTGAGTTCCACCATTTTCCGTTGTACTCACGGGCATTGATATCAAATGATACTGTCACTTCCTCGCCAACCTGCAAGTTGAACTCTGATATCTTGTCACCAAGTACATCAAAAGCAACCCTCTTAGGGTACTGCTCGTGTGTTTCGATGACCGCAGTTTGGGAACTCCATTGTGTTCCCCTAGCAGATGTTCCGCTTCTTGTCGGCAGCACTGCTATAATTTTTCCTGTTATTTCTGCCATTTAATTATTTATAATTTCGTCAATAAACTCGTTTGCCAACATAACTCTAGATTCCATAAGATTTACATCGTCTACATTTCTCTCAATCTCAGCCAAGTGAATAGGCTTAGACAACCAAGGACAGTATGTAATGAAAATACCGCTAGTAGCACCAGTACAACTCATTTCTGCCATCATCTGCCAGTAGTACTTAGGCTCAACTTCTTTGAGCGATGCAGCATCGTGGATAAGCGTGCGGTACTTCATATAAGTATTGATGTTAGGACATTTAACCTCAATAATCTTAATATCGCCACCATCA